GTTCTTATGCGAGTCAATTGCTTTCTTCTCCTAAAGTTAGGGAATATATAGCTCTTTTAATTGAGCAACAAGAGGGTGGGAAAGATACGGAAATAATTAAAAGAATGATAAAAAGGGCTAAACAGATGAATAGTTTGGGGCAAAGGGCTGATGAAACCCTGCTTCGTTTGAAAGGATACTTTGATAACTCTGGAGAAAAAGCTGTTGTAGCCTATTTTGAAAAAATAAAGAAATGAAGAAGTTTAGTTTTGATGAAAAAAAGGTTTGTAAGCTTATAGGTTATAAGCCGAATAAGTGGCAGTCTATTGTTCGTCAGTCAGATGTTCGTTTTAAAATAATTGCTGCAGGAAGAAGGGCGGGAAAAACTACATTTGTTGCTCAAGACCCTAAAGTGGGTATTGTGCATTATTTGCACCTTCCAAATAAAAAAGTCTGGATAGTTGCTCCCACTTATGATTTAACTGAAAATGTTTGGAATGCAGTTGTTTATCTTTGTCGTCGTCAGTTAAGTCCTCTTATTAAAAAGATTTTTAATACCAGAGGAAAGCAAAAGATTGTTACCCATTTAGGAACGGTTGTTGAGGCAAAATCTGCGGATAATCCCAGAAATCTTGTTGGAACTGGGTTAGATTTTCTTGTTTGTGATGAGTCAGCAAGAATTGACCCCCTTGCTTGGGAAGAATCTTTAAGACCAGCTTTAATGGATAAAAAGGGGAAAGCAATCTTCATTGGGACGCCAAAGAGACGGAACTGGTTTTATAAGCTTTATCTAAAAGGACAAGACCCAAATGAAAGAGAATATAAGTCTTGGAGATTTACTTCTTATGACAATGACCTTCTTGACCCTAAAGAAATAGATAAATTAGCTAAAGATATGCCGCAAATGGAGTATGAGCAGGAAATTTTGGCTGATTTTTTGGAAAGCTCTGGGCAAGTTTTTAGAAAAATAGATAGATGTATAGATGGGGAATTAGAGCCTCCAAAAAGCGGACATTTTTACTATATGGGTGTAGATTTGGCAAGAAAGCACGATTTTTCTGTTCTTATAGTAATGGATTCAGAAAATAATCATTTAGTTGCTTTTGATAGATTTAAAGAAATTGATTGGGAGCTTCAAATATCAAGAATAGAAGCACTTGCTCGTAGGTATAATGCTCATATTATTATGGATGCTTCTACGATGGGAGACCCGATTTATCAGAAATTGAGAGATTTAGGACTTTCTGTAGAGCCAGTAAACTTTATAACGCAAAAGAATAATTTAATCCGCAAACTTTCGATGATGATTGATAGGCGTCAGATTAGTTTTCCTAATATTCCTGCTTTAATATCAGAGTTGGAGATTTTTGGTTTTTATGAAAGTGCTTCAAAGAATATCATTTATTCTGCTCCTCCTGGTGAACATGATGATTGTGTGATAGCATTAGCTTTAGCTTGTTGGAAATTGGGAGATAGGACTTATCGTTCTTATAATACTAAAAAAGAGCTTTTTAAAAGGGAGACCTACGAGCCATTACAATTTAAAAATCCATTTCATTTTGTATGAAAATTTTAGGAAAAAGAGTTTTAATTAAAAAAATAACAAAAAAGGACGAATTAGAAGAAAAAATAAAGCCAGCAGGAATTGTTCTTCCAGAAGTTAAGGAAGAAAGAATGGCTGTAGAAAAAGGAAAAGTTGTAGATATTGGTGATGAAATTAAAAGTTTAGAGAAAGAACTGAAAGATAAAATGGTTATTTATAATGCTTGGGCTGGTGATGAAATAGAAATAGACGAGAAAAAATATATAGTTGTTCATATTGATGATGTATTATTAGTTCTATGAGTAAAAAAACAACAATTCATCCAGCATTAAACCTTGATGAACAATCAATTGTAGAGAAAGTTCTTGCAGACCTTGAGCTTTATAAAGAACAATCTCAGCAACAAAGACAAATGTGGGCAGATTGTTATACTGCTTATGTTTCATCGTTGGATAATAGAAATAATCCATATTTAGCTAATTTGTTTGTTCCAAAAACTCACGAAGCCGTTGAAATTTTAACCGCCTTTTTGGTTGGTTCTAATCAAACAATAAGGGCTAAACCTGCTAAAGTGGGAAGCACTTATAAAGCAGAGCCAATTCAAAAATTGCTTCAATTTCAGTGGCAAAAAGTTCTTCGAGCAAGAGAAAAAATAGAAATTTGGGCAAAAGAGGCTGTGCTTTTTGGAACAGGAATAATGAAAGTTGGTTGGTTAGATGACCCAGATAAAAAACTGGATGACCCATTTATGGAAGTTGTTGAACTTCCCCATTTCTATTGTGATTTTTATACTTATGATATACAAGAACAGCCTTCAGTAATCCACGAAATTTTTACCACTGAAGATAAGGTTAAAAAAATGTATCCAGAATCAAAGAATATAGAGTTGGTAGAAGCTCCTGATACTGAACCCACTTCTTTAAGTTTTAAATCAGTAGATAGTTCTGTAGCAAATGAGGTTAAAAAAATAAAGCTTTTAGAATATTGGACATTAGATAAATTGATAACTTTAGTTGAAACAAAGGAAGGATGGGTAGTTTTAAGAAATGAAGAAAATCCTTATAAAACAAAGAAAAAAAGAGGATTTATCCCCTTTGTTGTTTGCCGTTATAAATTATCTCCTCTTCCTAATCGTTTTTATGGAATAGGAGCAATAGAGCCAACATTGAAGGTTCAGAAGGCAATAAACAATGTTATCAACGAAATGTTTGATAATATAACCTTGATAAACCAGAAAATGTGGATAAAGAGAAGGGGGGCAAGTATAAATCCTCAAGATTTAGTTGCAAGACCTGGAGGGATTATAGAAGCAACAGATATAAATCAAGACTTAAAAGCAGTAGAGGTTTCTGATATAAAGGGAAGCATACAAATGCTTTATAATTTATTAGATGCTGAATTTCAACAAGCATCTGGAGCGGTTAATCTTTTAAAAGGAATGCCTGGTGCAGAATATGCAACAGAGGCGGCTTTACAGCAAAGGAATGTTATGTCTTTGTTAAATAGAGTTGTTGACCATTTCAGACTTGCTTTATCTGAATTGGGACAAATGCTTGTTGAAGTAAATATAAGAAATATTACTACCAATAGAGTTATTAAAATACTTGAAGGTGAAAAAGAAGACCAGTGGATGGAAATTAAACCAAATGAAATAGATGGAGAATTTGATATAGAAATACAAGTTGATAGAGTTATGGAAACTGACAGAATTGTGATGTCAAAGCAATTAGTTGATTTCTTGGCTGTTGCTGGTAGAGACCCAAATGTTTTGTCTCAAATTGATACTACAAAACTTTATAAAAGATGGCTTGAATTGCAGGGATTTGCTGATGTTGATGAGTTTTTTATTAAAAAACCTACTCCTACTCCAACTACTCCCATTCCCCCATCTGAATATCGTTCTTACAGAGAAAAAGGTCGGGAACTTCCTAAAAGAGAGGAAGAATTATCAAGAAAAGGAGCAATGAAGGCGTTTATGCCTCCTAATGTTTAGTTTATGGCTACAAAAGCACAATTGAAAGCCCTTCGGAAGGCAAGAAAAAAACTTAAACCTGCCCCTGATAAATATATGAGAAAAAGCGGGAAAACTAAAGGAAAAGCTATTGCTACTTCTGTTAGAAAGAGAACAGCAACGATTGTTCAGACATTTAAAGGAAAGACTAAAATTAGAAAAAGGTATAGATTTCCTATACCCGATAAAGCACACGCCAGAAATGCTTTAGCAAGGATAAATCAGGCAAAAGATCTTTCTCGGGATGATAAACTTCGGGTAATTAGAAAAGCATTACAAGTTCTTGGCAGGAAAGAAAGTGCCGAAGAGTGGGCAAAAAAACATAATGTTTAAATTTATGCCTGTACCAAGACCAACAAGAAAAGAAGAAAAAGACGATTTTATTAGTCGTTGTATTCGTCAGTTGTCAGAAATTGATATAGATAGACCACACGACCAAATTGTTGCTATTTGTTATAGCCAATGGAGAAGATATGGTAAAAAGGGCGTAAGAGGTGGAGATAGAAGTGGGGGAAATAAAAGACCATTATGGAAATAAAAGAATTAAAAGAAAAACTTAATGAACAAATAAATAAGGCAAAGAAAGTTGAAACAACCCTTGTTTCAGATGGTTGGAAAATTTTTGAAGAATTGCTTGAGAAAAATAAAGCAGAACTTAAGAATATTTACAAAATTTCTACCCTAAAAGAATTAGAAGCAAACAAAAAAGCTCTTCGTATAATAGAAAAAACAATAAGTGAATTTAAAGATTTGGTAAATACTGGCTTAAGAGCCAGAGAAGAATTAGATAAGCTGGACACAACCAGCTAAAAAAGTGAAAGGTCGGTTTTGCTTACCGTTAAAAGCAATGGGGACGCCACCCCAACTACTATGGAAAAAGCGAATATTGAAGATGTAAAAAAAGCTCTTCAGGAAATGAAGGAGTCAGAACAAACCTCTGAAGAATTTTCTGAAGAGGAAGAAGAAAAAACTCCTGAACCTGAAGAGACAGAAGAGTCATCTACTTCTGGGGGGAAAGATTCCTATGAACCTACTATCCCCAAATACAGGTTGGATGAAGTAATTGCTCAAAGAGAAGAAGAAAGAAAAAAGAGAGAGGAGTTGGAAAGAAAATTGAGGGAAAAAGAGGTGGAACTGGAAGATATCAAGCAACTTTCTGGCGAGGATGTTGTAGAGGCATTAGAGGTTAAAAAAGAGATTAAAGCTCTTAAATCTCATATTGCCAATCTACAACAGAAAGCAGAACTTAATGAGTTTCTGTTTTCCAATCCTTCTGCCAAAAAGTATGCTGATATCTTAACAAAGTTCAAAGCCGCTGAACCTCATAAGTCTTTCCAACAAATCTACAAAGAGGTTTTTGAGCCTCTTGAGGCAACACAGAAAAAGAAAGTAAAAGCTGAAACGGGGAGAGGTTCAATGACCGAGTCTTTTGAAGGAGGGATGACTCCTGAAAAGTTTAGGAAGCTTTCCCTTGAACAAAAAAGAGAATATCTGAAAAAACTCGGTCTGTAGGGTAAGAAAGAAAGGTCGCTAATGTTATATTGGTAAGAAAGAAAGATATGGCTGTAGGGAAAACAACTACTACTTCAGAGTTGCTTAAAAGCTATTGGCACGACTTCTTTCTTTCTAACCTTTATGACTATTTGACCTTTGCCGACATTACCAGGCGGGCAAAAGTTCCTCCTCATCAAGGGAAAGTTGTATACTGGTATGGATTAAATAAAGTTAATCCTGCTGGTGCAGAGTTGACTGAGGGCAGTGACCCAACAGCTCGTTCTTCTGCTGCTCGCCGAGTCTCTGCTGTATTAAAAGAGTATGGTAACTTGGTGGTTGATAGTAAGTTCTTTATGGATACCTCCATTGATGGAACAAAGGAGGCTATTATGAAAGACCTTGCTAAAGATGCCGCTACTACTCTTGATAATTTAGTTAGAGACAAGGCTTTAAGTGGGGGTGTTGTTCTCTATGCTAATGGAAAGGCTGCCAGAAGTGATATTGTAAAAGCTTGTACTGCTACTATTAAAGACATTAGAAAAGCTGTAAGATTGCTTCAGCTTTCTTCTGTCCCTCGCTTTGGTAACGAGAACTTTGTTGGGCTTATTCACCCTGATGTGCAGTTTGATATTCAGTCTGATAGTGCTTGGACTAACTTTGTTATTTATAGAGACACTGTTAAATGGGATTTGAAGGGTGAAGTTGGACAAATCTGGGGTGTAAGATTTAAGTCTGCTCCGACAATTCCTGTTCTTACCAATTCTGGTTCTGCAGGTGTTGATATCTACAGAACTATGATTATTGGTGAAGAATATATTGGATTGTCAGAGTTGGGCGACCTCCAGGTTATTGTAAATGAGCCTGCAAAGACTTCTGAGCTGGGTGTGAAGAATGCTTACGGCTATTATTTCCGAGCAACCAGTGAGGTTTTGTCAAATAGTCGAGCGGTTAGATTAGAAAGTTCTGCTTCATTAGGTGCTAACTAA